CAATACGTTGACAGCCTTGATTGCACTACTGCCAGTGGTGGTTACATCCTCTAGAACGGTGACGATAGAACCTTTAGGTGGTTTGTTACCTTCTATAACCTCTTTTGTTCCATGACCTTTTGGATTTCTTCTTACGATGAGAGCATCAAGATGTCGATTACCTGAGTAATATGCTCTCTGTGCAACACCACATACTAGAGGGTCTGCACCTAATGTAAGACCACCAACTGCTATCGCATCATCCTCAACCTCCTTTATCATGAGATGTGATAACAACGCATTACCCTCGCATGATAATGTCACAGGTTTGCAATTAATGTAGTGTTCAGTTTCTTTACCAGATGATAAAGTAAATTGACCGTGCTTATATGCTCTTTCTTTTAAGAGATGAAGCAAGGTCTTATGATGTAAATTGTCAGTCATTCAATAGTTCCTGTTCTTCACTTTCTTCATTTAGATTCTTCTTTGAATCTTTATCGTTTTTGTAGTCTCCTACAACTTCTCTAAGTAAATTTTCTTCAGACATTACTCCTCCTCTGGTTTTTTTCTTTTACCAATATTATACTTAGTTTCTAAATTCCAATCATTCTTTTCTTTATAAGATATGACTTTAATTTGATTGAGTGGAGCTATGTCATTAACTTTATCGGTTGAGACAACACTCACCAATCCCCAGTCTAAAAGCAACTGGATAATACGATTTCTTCTTTGTACATCATTGACTGTAATATTAGCTCTCTTACCGTCTAATGCAAATAGTTCTTTGAAATGAACAATGTAGTATCTGCCTTGTTTATGAAGAATATGGCAAGACTGATATAATTTCTTTTCCTTTCTTGAGGCCACACCAATACGAGTTAGTGTTTCTCTTACCTTAAGAAAATCATCTGGTTCATTTAGTGTAATCTCAATCATTTGGTCTGGCGACCAATTAATTTGAGGCTCAACAATTGAGTTCATCTTTTTCCTCCAGTTTCAAGTCGATCTCGAATAAACGAGAGTTGTTCTCTAGTCAAAATATGTAAAACCTGTTTTGCCTTTTCATTACTATATCCATAGTATTTCTTGACAAGTTCAAGATTTTCGATTTGTTCTTTACGAAGCCAAGGAGAGTATCTCTTCCTTTTCCTGAGACTATTTAGAAAAAAGTCATATTGTAACTTCTTTGCTAGATTAGGATGTTTGTTCATTTCATTCGCAAACATAACCGCATCTATGTGTCCAGATAGACATCTATTAATAATATAAGATGGATACTTCTTTTCTAAATCAATATCCTCATCAATTAAATTATTTTTACCTGTGTTAATTGAGTTTAACCAATCTTTAAGTTCTGTCATGATAAAGTGCAATTCTTTTTTCAATGTAGACTTTCGCTTTTTGCAAGTCATCTAATTCTGTTTCACGGTCTTTGTGTCCAGCACGACAAAGATATTTGATAACGTTACCTGTGAAATAATCAAGTTCTTGGTCTGCAATAAAATCCCAAACTTCAATCTTTCCTCTTTGATAATGTGATGGTGAAAATTTACTCATACTTTTTTCGTTTAATAATAATTCTATCGTTTTCATAATCAGGTATGAATTCGAGAATATCATCATGGTTCCAACATAGCTCTTCATAGAGACTATTAAGAGTTCTCATATCTTCATACAAATCTGTTGGTTCTTCGTCCATAATTAAATACCTTGGTCTTTTTGACTTTGAAAAAATTCCTGTAATGATGATTGACATTGACCTTCATTTTCTTTAGGGTCAAGTTTATTATAACCTTTCATTTTTTTCCACTCGCTATACAACGCACCTAATAACCATGCCTGAGACAGACTTTTAGGGCCATTCTCAAGTA